TTCCGGTAGGTGGTATCGACAATACCCTGGTGGTTCAACTCAAACAGAATTTCTTTCAGGTTGGTCGCCTGATAGCGCAAGCCGCCCCGGTCGTGCTTGTCCACGAACATGATGGACGTACCAAACGCGCCCAAGCCGATATAGCTTTCGTGTTGCTGGCTGGCGTAATTCGCCTTCGATGCGTAGCGTTGTTTAAACAGGACATTGGTCGCCTGTTCAAACCACAGCTTGACATCCCGCTCCTTGCCCAGCTCCTCATTATCTGAGGTCAGCCTGTGCCACTTCTGCGTTCGCGGCGTCAGCATACTCTCCATGGCGGCGGCGAACCGTTCAAGCGCCAACCCCCCCGTGCTGTCAATCATCTTTTCGGTGCGCTTCTCACCCTTGGTCTGCTCAGACGTGGGTTTGAAGAACGTGTCCGAGTACCGGGGCAGAATACGATCAGAGATTTCGGTCCAGTGGGTCTCCCACGTTCCCCGCTCGCTCTCTAGCTGGTCGAACCGTTTGATGATGTCGGCGGCCATGGTCATCATGGGTGGTTAGTTCCCTAATAGCGTTTTCGTGGCACCGCTCGCATCACTGCTATCCCCTGTAGAGAAGATAGCTGTGCGGCTGTCCGCAAGCTTCTTACGCTGTGCCGCCGTCGTCGTCGCATCGGGCGGCGCATCGGGCGGCGCATCGGGCGGCGCTACCAGAGGCGGTGGGCGCGCGTCGGGCGCGGATCGCCTATCACTCCGACCCTGACTCCTGCCCTTACCCCTGTCCCTCCGACCAGAGCCGCGCCTGCCCGAGCCGCTCCCATTGTGCCCCACTACGCAGCCCCCAGCAAGGTCTTGGAGGTGGTGTTCTCCTCGTCCGCGCCACTGGCCACAACAGTCTCCGTCCGACCCAGGGCCTGTGCCCGCCGCAGCCGTGTGGCGAGAGCCGCAGACTGAACGTCCGCGTCAGAGCGTGAAGGGGGCGGGGGCGGGGGAATTGGAGCGGGGGGTGAACCACCCCCAAATAAACCACCCATGTCAAAGTCTCCTACCTAATGATCCGTCGCGCAAAGCTAGCACGGATAAACCCCCCAGCGCAAGCGCCGAGGAGTTTAAACGGAGTGAGGAGGATGAAACATTATGTGAATACATCACAATCGACCCCCTGCGCAACCCTTTTCTTCGCAAAACGTCTCGACGTTCGCTGGTCAAGGCGGCTGACATTGCGCGAGAACGTCATGGCAAGAGCGTCCGCATAATCAGGAGACGCGAACCCCAACTTCGCCATTTTCTCTTTCGGGTACAGCGCCACCTGACCCTTGAGGTTGATGGCGTAGCGCATCACACACAGGTCTGAGATCAGGCCATCCTCTTTCGGAAGCATCCCCGTGTTCACCCAGTCACGCATCCGGCCCCAAAGCTCTGTCCTGTGGAGATAGTACGTTGTCGGGTCTTGCGCCGTCTTCGACACCAAGACCTCATGCACCGCGTACCCGGCCTTCTTCACCAACTCAATGACCGGACCGCCGACCCCGTCGCCCTCGATGAAGACGTGGTCAGGGTGATAACGCTCTATGGCGGTCACAACGTGGGTCGCCATCTCCTCTGTGTTACACTTCGCAAACACCAGCGGGTCAATCGACCGCGCGTCCCGGCCCTGTCTAAACCGTATGACCGCTTTGTCGCGCCCCATCCGTGCCGGGTCAACGCCCATGAGGAGCGGCGCGCCGACATCTTCTAACAACTCCCGGTCCACAGCCTCCTCTACCGCCCCCCGCGACATGAAGTTCTCGTCGCCCTGGCGCGGGAACTGCCCGTAGACCTCGACCCGAGCCTGGTCACTATCCGGCCCGTACTGCCGGATGATGTCCTCGTAGAGGTTGGCATCATTCTCCTCGACGCTTCGCCCGTCAATCGTCGCGTGGTCCCACTGGTCCCGGTTGCCGTGGAAGCACTCAAAGAACTCACCACTAGGGTTACGCGGATTGCTGATAGCCACCCAGAACCTGTGGATCGTCTTGTCGGTGAAGTAGCCCTGCGCGACGGGCCAGATGCAGCCCGGTATCCCGCTCGCCTCATCAAACAAGACCGCCATCGCCATCTGGCTGTGAACCCCGGCGTAAGCGTCCGGGGCCTCCTCTGACCACAACCGGGCTTGGATGTACCAGTAGGCATCATCGTAGCCCGTCGTCTGCTTCAGCGTCTGCACCAACCACTCGGCGGGCTGTAGCGACATGATGTTATGCTCGAACCATCGGCTGTTCAGCCCCATGGTCGCCCACTTCCTGATCTCGGGGAAGGTGGTGGATTTAAGCTGCTGTTCCGTGTTGGCGCTGACCACCACGGTAGACGACGGTAGACATGAGAACAGCCAGAGCGCAACCCAGGCCAGGAACGCTGACTTGCCGATGCCTCGGCCCGACGCCCGTGCGAGCTTGAGAAGTTCAGGGTCCAGCCCCTGTTGCTTCTTGTTGATGTTCGCCTGGATGTGGTCCCGCATCTTGATGAGCGCGTCAAGCTGCCACTGGCGTGGGCCGGTGTGATGCTCAAGGGGTGTGCTGGTTTTACCCCACGGGAAGTTGTAGAGGACGAACGCTAGGGGGTCGTCCTTGAAGCTCAACATTTTAGCGATGAGCTGTTGCTCGTCAGGGTGTGGTTGTTGTTTCGCCATAGGCTACCTCAAAAAAAAAATTCTCAGAAAATTTGCGGAGTGTCGCCGTCAGGTCCATAGAAAAAAACTTGTTTTTCTAAACTCGGGGGTCCCCCCGGCACACCCCCCTTCGCCTTTTTGTGGCAATTCTCACCCGACACACGCTATGCGTAGCACGGCCAGCAAAGCCGGGATAGTGGGTACGTCTATGGGTAGACTGAGAACGTATGATGTAAGCCATTGTTATCATTCATTTGTCGGCGGACACGGTATCCGCCAACACCACAAGTTCGAGAGGTGTATCGGGTTCGTGGTCGATAGTGATAGCGTTTAAACGATCAAGGTTTCGTTGGTTTTCCAGCATGGCTGCGCCTAGGTCAAAGTGTACGGCTAGGTCGAGGGCGACCTGAACGGGTACAATTCGGCCTAGCAATCCCATGAAGGCCTTTGGCTCGGCATGGGCTTGCGCCACTAGGTAGTCAACGCCACCGGCGCGCTCGAACGCTAGGTGGATTATCTCTTTCATGTCTTTGGTGATCTTATTGGGTGTTCCGGTTTTTCTGGACATGCCAAGACCTTTTCTAAAACCAAGCGATTGCTTGGTTTATTATATTGCTGCGCGCCGCTTTTTTGCAAGTTTATTGAATTTAACTATATACAACGTGACATATTGTCGGCTAATTTAACGTACCCTGATATTGGGGGCTGGACATTCCTATGGGAGAAACGCAATGGCTACGCAAGATGCAATCGCTCAGTTTCACGCCAATATGGCCGCTGTGGTCGCGCACGATGACTGGATGGAAGGTCATGGACCTTTCGCGCCGGAACCCCCTGTTGATATCGCGCCGCAAGTCCCTGCGCCAACAGACCACGCGCGCGATCAATTGGATTATCTTTGGAATGAAATCGGCGCGCCGTTTCGGTCCGCCGACTACTAGGTCTCGAAAGGAACAGACCAATGACCCTCAGAAACGCACCTATCTATGTGATGCAGGCCGCCATGGCGGTGATCGTCGTGTCACCAACCATCGCCGGGTTTGCCACCCGCGTAGCACTAGCCGCGCCGCTGTACTGGCTTGGATTAATCGACGATGCTTCCGTCGCCGCATTCGCAAACTGGACAGCCTTTTAAACCTAGTTTCGTGAAAGGAAACAAAATGATGTACCAAGCCGGAGACAAGGTTCGATTGAACACGGCGCACCCGTCAATCGTAAACAGCCCGTTCGTATCTGAAGACGCCGCCGGAATAATCTGGACGGTGACCGACATGTTTAAGTCGGACATCAGCAACCGATACCAAGTCAACGCAAAAACTGATACTGGTCGGATGTGCGGCGGACCTATTGCTGCATTCCAGCGCGCTTAGGTTCCGAATTGATTGTCCTGGCGCAAGCCGGGGCAATCTGTGCGAAACCTACGTTTCTATGAAAGGGAACAAAAATGACCAAACACAAGAAAACGCGCCAGGAATGGTTAGACCAAGCTATCATCCTTCTTATGGCGGAATTCAAGGTCGAAGGCTTGAAGCTGCCAAAATATCGCGCCACTATCGGGCTTCCTTCATCCGGTGGGTTCGCCAGCAAAAAACGCACCATAGGCCAGTGTTTCTATCCCGAGTGCAGCGCCGACAAAACCACCGAGATAATGATTAGCCCCACGCGCGACCGGCCTACGGAAATACTGGAGACCACGGCACACGAGATGGTACATGGGACGCTGGGCGCAGGGTTCGGGCACGGTCCTAAATTCCGCGCGCTCGCGACGTCTATCGGGCTGGTAGGTAAAATGACCGCAACGGAACCTGGACCGATATTCAAAGCGCGCACAAAATCCATTCTCAAAACCCTTGGTGCTTTCACCCATAAAAAGATCGACGTGAACCTTGGGCGCAAGAAACAGACCACCCGCATGGTCAAGGTGACCTGTCAGAATACCGAGTGCGGTATGGTTTTCCGTACTTCAAACAAATGGATTGAGACCAGCAACGGTGAAATGGATTGTCCGATTTGCCACGCGTTTACCACAATCGGGGGTTTTACCGCCAAAGACACCGGTAAATACCCACAAAGCAACGCGACCATATTGGCAACGATCCGCACCGCTGTAAAAAGCGCCAACGCCTGTCAGCACCACACAACCGCCACAATCGGTTAACACCTCAAGCGCGCGCGGTTTAAACACTGCGCGCGTTTCTGGGGTCAACCGACCCGCTGTTTTTTTGAAAGGAAACACGTTATGAAACTGCTATCTGTTAGCGCTGACGCTAAAACCGTCAAGGGCGAGAAACTAGGCTA